ACTCATTATATAGTAGAATAGAACCGTTGTCAACCTCTCAGCGGACTTCAAAATCGAGTTTTCTTACTTTACGTTGACGCCTTGCTTCTTGCCAAGCAATGTCTTCGTTTGTAAGAACTCCAGATTTCTTTTTGATTTGATTAGAGTTTAGCATAATAACTTTAGATAAGTCAACTGCTGAAATCTTATCACCGCGAATAGTTGCCATATTGGGACAACCACACGTTACTGTTTTAGTAGGATGCCCCTCTAACTCCTTTCCACAGGAGCGGCATCTGATTCTTAAATTTTCCATTTTTCATTATGAGATAATTTTATTCAGTGAACGATCTTAAAAACCAAACAAACTTACCGTGTGCTTCGTTTAAATCATCAAGTAGATTTGTTGTTCCTCTTGAATTTAGTTCTTCAGCAACTTTTGCTGCTTCACTAAACATATCTATAAGAGTTTTATGGTCCTGTAATAGATCTTTAATCATATCCATTTCAGACAGACCACTTTTTGCTTCTGAAACTCTTGCTACTTCAGATACTCTAGAAAGAGCACTAATTGGTTTAGCACCAAGAAAACGAATATGTTCTGAGATTCTATCTACCTCTTCAAAGAGTGCATTGTATTGTTCTCCAAAAAGAGTATGAATTTGATAGAAATCAGATCCAGTAATATGCCAGTGATATACCCAAGTTTTCTGAAACAGAACAAAAAGACTTGCTTGAGTATCAGATAAAATTTTGTATAATTTTTCCATCACACTATACTTCTTTTGGAAATATTTATAAAATGGGAGCAGAGGGATTCGAACCCCCGACATTCTGCGTGTAAAGCAGACGCTACTACCGCTGAGCTATGCTCCCGTGTTTAGGATGTCCACCGTTTTTATATCTTCCACCTTTACTCTTGCTTGGAGGTTGAGTTTTAAGAGAGTGGCAATTTGGACAGAGAACCTGTAAATTGCTTGGTGAATGATTAAATGGGTCATCATCAATATGGTCGATTTCTAATGGAACTTTACCAGTATGAATATTAGTTCCAAACCAACCACATTTAGAGCACTTATTTTGTGCTTCTTCCAAAAGATAGTTTCTTACATATTGCGATAAATTGTAAGAAGAACCACCTGAAACTAAACCTTGTTTCCATTCAGTAATATACTGATTTCTTACATGTTCTTGTTGGCATTTATTATTACAATACTTACCTCTTTTATGATAAGGATTGTAAGTAAATGTTGTAGAACAATTTAAGCAAGTGGTGGTTTGTTTCATCAGTTTAGTAGAATACTTTATTATTTATAAGATACTCTACCGCTGAGTTAATCGCCCCAAAAGTCAAGAATGACTTAATAGATATTCAACTGTATTTGCTATATCATTCATAGCAGAGCGAAGATCTTCTCTTTGACCAGATTCTTGTTTTATAATTGGGCGATGGTCATCCGTTAGAGTCCAACGCCACTGTTTCATGCTATTACAATACCAGAGATTAATTTTCATTAGAAAACCCTATAAATTTAAAAACCACCCCCAAAAGGGGTGGTTTCACTCAACTCGTGAGTGGTTGATCAGAACTTAAATCCTAGACCGGTGGTGAATACTGGTGAATAAGTTCCATTAACAGCACCATAACTGTTAGCAGCATTGGTGGTAGGGAATTTCAGATCAGCAAAACCAACCAGAGAGTTAGTCAGACGACCTTCAACACCTAGAGCAAGAACAACTTGACCCTTCTCACCGACAGCAGACTGGAAATTAGCAGCAGTGTTGTTAACAAAAGGAATCTGATAACCAACACCAGCATACACGTTAGCAGCACTCACGCCTGCCTTACGAGCAATGGACCAATCATAGGAGACCAGAGCACCACCACCAGCACCGATCTGACCAGCAGGAGTACCTACAAAGTTGGCATAAGGACGAACAGCAACGGCATTTTGATTACCAAAGGTCTTTACAGCATAACGACCTTGGACGGTAGCACCTGCGACAGTGCGGTTTTCGGTATAACCATTACCAGCAATTCCTTGCTTATTCAGCAGGACACCAGCACCCAGATAGTTACCAACACCTTGTGCCTTTTGAGCAGCAGCAACTTCAAGGGCAGTTACACGGGCGTTAGTAGCACCAAGTTCTTTGGCAAACTCAGCACGAAGAGCAGCAGCAAGCTGGGCATCAGCGGCAGTTTGAAACTCAGTAATGCGATCCAGACAAGCATTTGTCAGAGCAGCAAGTTGAGCACGGGTGGCAGGTTCACCGGGACGGAAGGTGCCATCGGGGAAACCAGCAACACAACCGTAACGTGAAACCAGGTTAGAAATTGCCTGATAAGACCACTCAGTAGGTTGAACATCACGCAGTTGGGTAACACTGGTGACTTGTGCCATAGCGGGAGCAGCGATAGAAGTCGCAGCAACTACACCAGCAGCAATAATGTTTTGAAAAGTCATATTGTATTAAGAATTACAACTACGAAGTTTATTTAGACGCTCCAGGATTTGGAGCAAGCGAAATACGGGATTCGAACCCGTGACACCAACTTGGAAGGATGGGATGTTACCACTACACCAATTTCGCAAACGGTGGGAGATTTCTCTCCCAGCACATTTCACACGGAAGGGATTATAAGACAGAATTAATATTCTGTCAAGCCCCCGACTGGATTTGAACCAGCAACCTTCTCATTACAAGTGAGATGCACTACCGTTGTGCTACAGAGGCAGGTGAGTCGGATATGATGATCCCGACTCGTTTTAGAAGACCCGAACATTTCCAGACCTTCTAACTCCCCCACCTGGACTCGAACCAGGAACCCCAGAGTTAACAGCTCCGTGCTCTGCCAATTGAGCTATAAGGGAATGATGGATTAAGTGTAATATATCTCATAAGGATATAACAGTGACTTAATCTCTATCACTTTTATATATCATTGCGAAGTTCTACATGAACCTCACGATGACAATTAGCACAGAGCATAGAACATTTATCTAACTCTGCCAATACCTTTTTCCAATTCCACTTACGCATCTCATTCCAAGATGCCTCTTTTTCTATTGGGTTGAGGTGGTGGAACTCCAAAACATCTGGATATTTATCATATCCACATCGTTCACATTTTCCACCTTTGTATTCTACAGCATCAAGTTTTCTTTGACGCCATCTTTGAATACAATACTGATTGAAAGCAGATTTCTCTTCTTCCGTCATCAGTTTATATGGTTTACTCATTAGATTAGAAATAAGTATTCTAATCTATTTATAAACCAAGCAGGCACAGAGGGACTCGAACCCCCAATCGTCATCTTAGAAGGATGTTGCATTATCCATTATGCTATGTGCCCAAGAGACCTCCTGATTTGTGCATCGTTGAGAGGCATAGGAGGTGAGAGACTTACGCGAGGTTTGGACCCCCGCCGCTCATGAGACAATTATAGGGTATCTGGAATCTGCTGTCAAGACTCTGCAGGTTCTTCAGAAATTTCTTCAGTTTCTGAATTTACTTCCGGTTCTGGAAGAGTGACCCCAATTACATTAAGATACTCAATTGCTCCTTGAGTTTTTAGTAGAAGATCCCTAGTTTTTGTAGATTGAGAACCAAGTTTTTCCAGTTCTTGGGAAAGTCGATCTCTTTGTTCAACTAGTTGTGCAAGATGATTTTGTTGTTCTGTCATTTTTTCACAATTAAACAAGTGTTTTATTTATCGGTTTTACAGTCATCTACCCATGCAGCACATATTCTCATTGGGGGTGAGAGTGCTTTACATTCTTTAGTATAGCACAGACGATCATCATTTTGCAAGTCCATATATCGTGGTTGATATTTTTTGTTTGCTTCTTCGATGATACGATCATACTCTGGGGTTACGTTTTCAATTGCCCTATCAACATCTCTTTTGATTCTTCTATCAAGTTTTTCAGGATCCTTGATAATAAAATCATTAATGATTGTTTGGGGGAAATATCTTCTCTGGACTTCATCCAGTAAATCCCATAATGTATTTTCTTTAATACCACTGCATTGAGAAAGTGTTGCAATAATAGAAGTTAGTACAATTGCTACAATCGCATAGTACTTTATATTATGTTTTTTGTTTCCAAAATTAAACATAAAGGGGAGTTCTGCAGCACTCCCCGATATTTATTACAATTTAAATAGTAGTGTAACAGATTTTAGCTACACCTTGCCCTGGGTGAGCAATAGACGAGAATGCACCATATGATAGGTCAAGGTCTCTGTCACCTACAAACGGACCACGATCATTTACACGCACAATGACTGACCTACCATTAGATCTATTCGTTACTCTTAGTCTTGTTCCAAACGGTAGGTAGCGATGTGCTACTGATTTTCCATAAGCGTTAAATCTTTCGCCATTGGCAGTTATCTGCCCATGATACCCATCACCAATGCCATAATGAGATGCAAGTGAGCATCCACTTGCTGCCTTTGCTGTTACGGGTGCCAAACCGACTAGACCAAAGACAATAATTGAAGAAATTGCTTTAAGCATTAAAATTAATAGAACTCTACATCCGTATAGGCAAAGGAGAAGTTCCCCTTCTCAGGGGCAGTGCCCACGGCTCTAAATCAAACTCAAGGACTCATGACGAATACCCTGCTCATAACAGGGATTTTACATAATAAGTTTTTATTTAGGTTTTGTCAAGTGTGCCAATTTTTGAAGAGTCCACCTAAATATTGTGTAATAACCGTAACTAAAAATGTCCAAGTCGCCTAACAAGAAGGGTAAAAAAGGACCTTCAAAACAAAATCAAGGTAATGCGACTGCGAAAAAAGCAAAAAATGGTGGTAAAAAGAAATAATGTATGCCAAGAGAATGGAACACTCCAATTAGAGAACCTTGGAATCCTGTAATCAAAAAGTGTCTAGATGCAATCGATAAGCACATTGAATTACATCTAGACACTAAGGATGTTTGGCATCTACATCAAGCAGAAATTCTAAGGCAGTATGTAAAAGATTTAAAGACTTGGATACACCATCAAGAAAAAAATGACTAATACTATTTGGAGCGTAAATATATTACTTGGAATAGGACTCATAGGAGTTCTTTATGTGATTTACCATATATTTAAATTATCCTACGAAGAAATGAGAGATGTATCAATACAAGATAAAAAAAATCAACAGAATCATTGATGGTGACACTGTTGATTTGGATATAGATTTAGGATTTGGTCTTACATTATCCCAAAAAGTTCGTCTAAAAGGTATCAATACTCCAGAAACAAAAACCTTAAATATTGAAGAAAAATCAAAAGGTCTTGAAGCAAAAGAATGGTTGAAAAAAGAACTATCCCACAAAAAAGAGTGGATAATTGAAACAAATAAAGAAGACAAGTATGGAAGAATACTTGGAACTATTTACTCTGTAGGAGAATCAATTTCAATAAATGAAAAAATGTTGAATGAAGGTATTGCTAAACCTTATACGATAAAATAAGATCTTCAATTATTTTACATCAAAAATTCTTCCCCACCCATCGTTACCAGCGGGACACCATCTACGACTAAGATCACTTCTCTTATATACAGCACCTTTACCATTGGTTACAGGTCCAGTATATCTGTCATTTAATGAACCATATGGATCATTTACTACATAATCCCCATCTGGAGTCTTACCAATCACTACAACCATGTGCCCACCAGTAGGTGCAGATAAAGAACCCCTATGTAAGATACCAATAACAATAGGTCTGCCGTTAGATAGTTCTCGATCAAGATCAGCAAAAGTAAGATTGTAACTAAAGCGTGACTTAATTCCATAAGACTCAAGAACACGGGTTTGAACCGCGTGATCTGTAGTGTCACCAATTGCAAATACTTTTTGAATGTAGGCATCATCGCCTTTAACTCCTTTTAGTGTGCCTGGTTTGAAATATTCAAGACACATTGCACAAGCAGAACTATTACATGTACGATTAGCATCCCTGTAATTGTCAGTTTGTGGGTAAAAAGGAACTTCAAGAATTGAAGACTTTGGTTTTTCTGGTTGTGTTCTGTAAATTCTTATCCAATTAGCAGTATCGTCAATTAATGGCGATTCTGCTAGATCCTTTTCAAGTTGCTCTACTGCAGCAACATGCTTTGGATTTTTTTCATCATAAAACTTAAAAAAATTGTGTAAATCTACCTTCATGTTAATCTCCGATGTATTCTAGTGAAAAAATATCATGCTCTTGAATATCAGGGTTTAACCATTCTTCAAATTCTTTATGAATCGCATATGCATTTTGATATTGATGCTCTTCATTTTTATCGCAAAGAAAATGAATGCGATCCACTGCCCAGTCGTGCGACTCACGTAGGGTTTGTTCCAAAGTTTCCATAGTCTTTTCGCATGTAGCGTCCGAGTATATTACTATTGTAGTACGCTGGACTCCCATCGTCAAGTGATTCTTTCAGTACATTATTTAGAAAAAGTTGCTTAGTTTCTTCATAATTACATTCACCTTTTGTTTTATGAAGACTTAATAT